TGATGGTGCTGGCGGTGGTTTTGGTAACAGTAGTAGCGAAGGGCACGCTAAGTTTTATTCTGATGCTAATAACGCATGGCACACAAACGAAGCACCATCTAAAGTAATTAGAATGTCATAAGGGGGTACATATGGAAGAATGGCACAGCCAGATGGCTTCTATGTTTAAAGATAGAACTAACCCTATACGGATAGGTGCTTGCCTTGGTGAGGTTATTAGTACTTCACCATGGAAGGTAGCTATTAAAGATGGGAAGTTTATGATAGATGCATCTAATGGATATGTATGCTTTCAATTGATTCACCATATCACTACTTACTCTTATAGACATAGTGGCAAAATGACACATAAAGGGTGTCCAGCTGGCCCTAAATCTGATTACGATGCACAGGGCGAAGGTAAGATAGTGCTGGATGAATTATGGAAAGCTGGCGATAAAGTACTTGTTATTCCAGATGAAAATGAGCAACATTTCTTTATCGTTGATATTGTGAAAGAGGGGGTATGATGTTTCCTACAGATTACAACTTCACTAATTCCATTCAATCTACTAAAACTGCTACAAACGCACAACACAAAGTGGGGCGGTCATTTAAATTCGACTATAAAACACATCGTTTTGTATTTGAGGATGGTCGCAATGTAGAAGATACGCAGATTGAAACAATTAAACAATGGATTGAGTTATTTATTCGTACTGAAATGAAGAAATACTTAATCTATAGTGATAGCTTTGGGTTAGATCTAACTAAGCTATTAGGGTACAGATTGCCACGAGCATATAAAGTATCTGAAATAAAAAGAAGAATAACCGAGGGTATCATGAACAAAGTACCATGCGTTGTGGTTGTCAAAGATTGGCAATTCAATGCTGGTATTTTTTATTTCACAGTAGTTACTAATACAGGGGAAGAGGTGAAGATAGAACATGAATTCGAATTATAGTGTTGATAGTATCCATAATACGATGCTTGAAAACATTGACGATGCGTATCAGAAAACGGAAGGCTTTCCTACGTATGACATAACAAGAGGTGAAGCGTTCGCACTCCTCGAACTGTGGAAAAAAGCGGAAGAAATCGAACGCAAGCAAAACGTGGATAACCTAACAGGCGATGAACTAACAAGGGTAGTATTCCAACGCAAAGGAACGCAACGAAAGTTAGCAACTAAGGCAGTATGCAGCCTACGTATTGTAGATGGTAATGGCACTATTCATGAGGGCGATTTATTCGAGAGCGAAAGCGGTATTCAATATGAAAGCCTAGAAAACAAGGATGTAGTTGATAACTCTATCATCAAAATTCGATGCACTAAAGCTGGTGCAGTTGGTAATGTTCCTAAAGGTAGCATTACACAAATGCCTATTACTATTGCTGGTATCAATGCAGTTATCAATGATGATGCTGCAAAAGGTGGCGAAGATGAAGAAGCAGATGATGATTTGCGTGAACGCTACTATGAAGAGTTAAGAGAACCAGCTACGAGCGGTAACGATTACCACTACAAGCAATGGGCCAAAGAGGTCGAAGGTGTAGGCGAAGCTAATGTAATAGGCTTATGGAATGGCAACAATACTGTTAAAGTGATTGTTATTAATTCCGATAGAAAGGCTGCTAGTACCGATTTAGTTAAGCGTGTACAAGATTACATAGACCCAGAGAGCAAAGGTATTGGTGAAGGTCAAGCACCAATTGGTGCACATTGTACTGTAGTTAGTGCTACAGAAGTGCCAATCAATATTGATGCTAGAGGTGTACAACACACTACATCTGCTACTAAATCCACTATTACAAATGACATTACCGAAGCGGTAACTGCTTACCTAAAGAAGATAGCCTTTAAACAAAACTATGTATCAGTCGCACAGATTAGTAACATTATCATTGATAATGCTGGTGTTACTGACTATGAAAGTGTAACTGTAAATGGGCAGACAACTAAAATTAATCTAACAAATGAACAAGTTGCCGTATTAGGTACAGTTAGCGTGGCTTTAAATGACTAATAAAGACTTCAAAGAGTATGCACTTAGAGCCATTAATAAGATGTATCGTAATGATCCATGGGTTAGAGAATTATATCAAGCAGCTGGATTACAACTGCAAGATATAGATGAACTACTAGATGTACTGTTAGATAATGGCTTCTTTGATGCGGTAGGTGAACGTGGATTAAAGGTTTACGAAAAAGATTTAGGTATCAAAGGTGATGGCTCAATCGAACAACGTAGAGCCATAGTGCAAATGTTATGGAATAATAACGGCAAGTGTACGCTAGATAGAATTAGGGCAATCGTTAAAACGTTCGTTCTTGATGATGTAGATGTTCAGTTTGAAGATGGTGTATTAAAGTTAGAGTTTAATAACTCATCCTTTGTATATGCTATACCACAAATTAGAAGCAATTTGACTGTAGTTAAGCCTTCACATATTGGATTAAGTATTAATGATGTACATAGCGTTGATACTGAATTGTATGCTGGTAGCATTGTTACTACGTTTGAAACAACAACTATTAATCCTATGGTTGGATTTAATTCAACGCTAGAAGATGCATCTATAGTGGCTGGTGTGTATATCACTAAAGCTAATGTAATTAATCGTATTAATTGTTAAGGGGGTAAATAATGCCTAGTCAATATCCACAGAACGTGGTAACTAAAAATGGTTTGGCAATGATTGCTGAAAGTGTTGCTACACGTAAAAATTTAATTTTCACACGTGTAGTAGTAGGTGATGGAGATGCTACAGGTCGTAATTTTAATGATATGACTTCTGTAATTTCTCCTAAGATGGAACTGCCAGTAACAAGTGGTGTAAACGAGGGGAATGGTCAATACTTAATTACTGCTACGTTGTCCAACAATACTTTAAATGTAGGCTTCTTCCCACGTGAAGTTGGACTATATGCAAAAGTTGATGGCAAAACAGAAATGTTATATAGCTATACAAATGGCGGAAACAATGTAGGGTATGTTCCAGATAAGACAACACCAATTGATAGTGAAATTTATAAAATCAGAACAGTAATTGGTAATGCTAAAAATATTACTATTAATATGTCAGACAGTACATTTGTTACTAAAGGTGAACTGGATAGATATGTTTCAATTACATCTGGTGGCTATTTCAAAGATGTAAACAAAACTAATGCTGGTATGTCATTCATTAAAGGTGATAATACATCTAAAATAATTGATTTTATCACATCTAATTACAATGATAGTGATACTAATAAAGTGCTTAATTTATCAACGCTAAAAAGTCTATTAGGGCAAGGTGCTATTGTAGCGTCTAAACTAACTGGCAATGGCGGATATGTAAAGTTTGCTAATGGGTTTGCTATCCAATGGGGAATTGGTGGACAAGATAATGTAACGAAAACAGAAGTTACCTTCCCTATTAGATTTACTACATTGTTTATGGCTAATGCTATTGATGCATACTGGACTGGCTCAGACACTCCTAGATATTTTGCAAATTCTGCTAATGAAAGCACTAACACAAAAGCAGTATTTGTAGCAAGCGATAGATATGCAGCATCATATTATTGGTTTGCATTAGGCATGGCATAAGGGGAGGAGAAAACACATGAACCAATATGTATTCGTATTAAATGAACAAGGTGAACGTATTACATCTTTTGTTGACAATTTGATTAGCAAAGAAGAATTACTAGATCATGCTAAAAAAGAGTGGCCAGATGCAGCGGATTATATTTACTCTGCAGACGGCGATAGTATGCTAGATGAATTTATGAAAGGTAAGCTTTATGTAAATGGTGAGTTTGTTGTACCACAACCAAAAGAACCGACTAAGGCGGAACAAATTGCAGAAATTAAAAATTACTATGATAAACGATTTGAAACGCTGGAGCAAATGGTATTAAGACGGCGATTGATTAACGGCGATATTACCGACTTACAAGAACAATTCAAGAAGTTAAATCAAGAAATGGTATTAAAGATTAAGGCGGTGAAATAATGGAAGCGTTCGAAATTAAAAGTGATGTTCCTGTTATGAAGTTTTGCGAATTTTGTTACGCAACTTTAAATGAAAATGGCACTTGCCCTACAGAGGGTTGTATTCATAATGATCTAATGGATTTGGAAGAGGATGATGCGGATGTTACCAGTCCAACACAACTTTAATGTCATTAAAGGGGAAGCAATCACTCTAAACGTTGGATATACAAATGCAGTAGATAGTGAAAGCCTATTTGCGTGCGTTAGAAAATATCCAACTGATGATGAGTACAAGGCAAAGTTTGATGTGGCAGTATCACAAGAGGGGTTAGAAGGTGATGAGTTAAGTAAAATCATCTTAACCTTGGATACCAACACATTGGACTATGGCAAGTACTATTGGGATTTATTCCTATGGAGTGGTGAAAAGCCTATTAAATGTCTGATAAAAGGTGAAATAACAATAGCTGAAGGCATCAGTAACAGGGGGAAATAATATGAGTGATGAAAATATTCATATAAAGTCTAATGATGATGATAAAATCATTGTCAAAGATAATACCCAAATTATTAAATTGCAAGGGCCGAAGGGTGAACCAGGGGAGCAAGGGCCTCCTGGCCCTCCAGGGCCAAAGGGCGAACCTGGTAAGAATGGCATTGACGGACTAAACGGCGAACAAGGGATACAGGGTATTCAAGGTACACCTGGTAAAGACGGAAAGCCTTTTACTTATGATATGTTTACACAGGAGCAATTAGAGAATTTAAAAGGCCCTAGAGGTGAACAAGGCCCACCAGGACCGCCTGGTACTGGTGCTAATGTAGATTTATCAGCATATACAACTAAACAAGATGCCGAAAATCTTTATCTGAAAAAAGTGGATATAAGAAATTATCTTACTATGCTAGGAGACCCCAAATATGCATTAAAAACAGAATTAAGTAATTACTTATCTAACACAGATGCGGTTAATAATTATGCTCAAAAAGGTTGGGCAACTCAAACATTTGCATATAAGAATGATTTGGGTACTTTTATTAAGAAAAACGAGATTGCTCAATATGCATTGACACCTGGCGATGCTTCTAATCGTTACGTTAATAAACTAGAGGGGCAATCCTTCGCTCAAAAATCTGAATTAAGTGATTATGTGAAGAAGACGGAAATTAATCAGTATACATCAAGCACACAAGGGCCACCAGGTCCTAAAGGGGAACCTTTTAAATATTCTGACTTCACGCAAGACCAACTTAATGCACTTAAAGGGCCAAAGGGTGATAAAGGTGAGCCATTTAGATATTCTGATTTTACGGCGGAACAACTACTGGCATTAAGAGGGCCTAAAGGAGACCCTGGAAGCGGTGGCGGTCAAGCAACCTCACAACCAATCGAAATATATGAAGTTGTTTGGGGAAACGCTATAGCAAGTAATCCTGGTGCTGATAGAGGGTACTTGGCGTTTGACCCCTTAACTGGTTGGGGATATTTACATTTTGACTTCAAATTAAAAACCCCTTCCGGTAATGGCAATATGGTCGCATCGCTCCCACCAAATGCACCAGTTGCAGTAAGGCTAATAGAACGAAGCGTTGATGCAAGTAACAATAGCATTTATGTTGAACGAAATAGTCGCATAATTAAGGGTTGGGGTGTACCGGCGAACATGCGGTATATTATTGATATTATTGGTTATTGGAGAAAGGTGTAATAGATGTGGACTTGGCAGTTCGAACTGAACGATATTTTAACAACACTCACAATAGTGGGTGTTGTTGCAGGTGCAGGATATAGATTGTTGATTATTCCGTTGTTACAACAATTAGACTCACAACGGATGCAAGATAATCTTATTTTTCAAGAAAAATGGGGTGTGCTAACTGATACGCTAAAAGATTTGAAAGATGAAATTAAATTATCACGTGCAGAGCGCATTAAAGCTGAAAGCAAGCAAGTATTACTATCTGCAAAGGTTGAAGCATTAGAAGTGCGTGTTGAGGATATAAAGGGGGAATTACATGAACATACCTCCAAAGCTCATTAATTCAATTAAAAAATCATATCAATCTGTAAGGGTGGCTAACATCCACCCAACAGGTATTTTAGCTACAAGGGTACTAGTACTAATCATGCTAGTACCTATTTTGTTAGTGGTTACTCAATACATTATGTCTTTTATTAGCGGTTATGTATCTGATGATGCTAACAAGATAATTAGTGTTGGTATTAATATCATAGATCATATATTCATCCCTAGCGTATTAATGGCTGTTGTAGGCTTCTTAGGGCTTTGGTTAGACAAAAATAATAATGGTATTCCTGATAAATTAGAAGAGGAGGATAAACGATGAAAGTATTTATTAATCCCGGACATGATATTAATTTAGATAGTGGCGCAGTCAATCCTGTATATGGTACTCGTGAATGTGACGTGGCACGTGATGCAGGAAAAATGTTAGCACGCTATCTTGAAACGGCAGGGTGTGAAGTTCGTACTCTACAAGATGATGATTTAGGTCTTGTATGTTCTGAATCTGATTCTTGGGGTGCAGATATCTTTGTATCACTTCATTGCAATGCTTTTAACACGCAAGCTAGAGGTACAGAAACTTTGTACAAGTCCTTTAATGGGCAACGACTAGCAAACAACATTCAAAGCCAAATAATCAGAAGCATTAATACAGTTGATCGTGGTGTTAAAAAACGTGATGACCTTTGGGTACTAAATGGTACAGATGCAACTGCTGTATTAGTTGAAATGTTATTCATTGATAACGAAGAAGACCATGCTATGCTAACTAATGATTTAGACACTATCGTACGTGCCATTGCTAGGGGAATTACTGACTACACAGGAGGGGTATAATGTATGACAAAATCAAAGTATTATTTGATAACTCTACTTACCGCTATGTTATTATCGGTTGTATTGGCATCGTCCTCATCCTTTGCGCAGGATATATCCTCTACCAGCCAAATGGAACAGACTATCAGCGTACCATTAACACAGTGGAACGAGCTCAAGAGCAACAACGAAAAAGCATTGAGCTCAATCGAAGCATCCAACATTCCATTGACCGAAGCACAGAGCTTAGTAATGAAGCAAAGGGAAGAGTTGAACGAAGCACACAATACAATCAACAAATTGGAGAACGAATTGATGCAAGCCAAGCTTCAATCAATGAAGCAAGAAATTACCTTAAACGAAACACAGAACTCTTTGACCGAATTGAAAGGGCAAATAGAGAACGACAAGAAAACCATTAAACGCTTGCGGATGCAACGAAATATATCACAAGTGTTAAGTGGTGGTGCAATTATAGGGGTAGCGTTCAAACATTAAGGAAGTGATCCAGTTTATCTCCATAGCGTGTAATGGTGGATACACGCAACTATAAATAAAAGAGCCTACTAACTTAGAAAATATCTAGGTTGGTAGGCTCTATT